CGAATACGACCTTCGCCTTGTTGATCTCCTCGTTGAGGTCTGATGCCTCGCTGATAGAGCTTGTTATGGCCTTCGTCAGCCCAGCCCCGCCTAGGAATGCTCCAGACGCGAAGGCGATAGACCGCCCCAATCCTCTGAACCCGACGGTCGCTACCGCTGATCCCCTGAAGGACTGCTCGATCGACTTACCGAAGTTATTGGTCGCCTTCTGAGAGCGTCCTAGTGAACGCTCGTAGGAGCGTGAGTCACCGACGATCTCAACTATGAGCTTGCGTGCCATCTAGTTCAGCCCTGGACTCCTGTAGTCGTAAGCATCTATGAGTTGATCGGGAGTGAGGCTTCCGATGTCGTCTGGTCGGAGTCCGCACTTGTATCCGAGGCTGGGCCACCAGAGAGTTCGTGGCTCAGCTTCTCCTGGAAGGGATCCAAAGATTCGGACGAATCTCCTCCAGAAGGCTTGATTGCTACGTCGTTGCTTATCTTCGAGTCGTCGTCGAGCTTCGAGGCTTCGGCCTGCGAAGGGTCCGGGACATCATCCGCGATGGCGGCGAGTTGCTCCATGATGTCCATCATGTTGACTTCCCGCACCATCGCCTTGATCTCCTTGTCCCGCAGGGCGCGATCAGAGCGCGCGATGGCGATATGGAGCAGGCCGGCAACGACTCCAGGATGCAGACCCTCTAGCTCGAAGATCTGATCGAAGGTCAGGTCGCTGTAGCGATACAGCGTCATCGCTTCGTCCATATCCATGGAGTCGAGTGACGGCAGCAGGTACGGCGTGCCCTCTACTATCAGTCGTGCTGTCCTGGGTGCTTCAGCTTCACTCATGTCGCTGCGTCCTTTCAGAACCCGTTCTCACGGGACAGGTGGTCGATGACACTCTCCAACTTGCTTTCCACGTTCCCTTGATTCTCCTCTGCAGCAGGAGCCATCGAGCGATCCATCAGCAGTTCAGCCAAGTTCTTGCGCTTGCGCTTCTGGCGGCCGCGCCCGCCCTTTCCTCTAGACTCCGGCACCATGTACACCAGAGCTTCCCGCTTAGATACTCCGACGCGCATCTCTGCCCATCCGCTCTTCTCGGTCATGTTCCGGATCCTCGATAGGGCGAACTGCTCGGCGAGTTCGGCAACAGGTTTCCCTACTTGCTCTAGCCCGTCGCGCAGCTCGCCCTGGAGGTCGTCTGAGATTGCCCCGAACGCTCGATACGTCTCGGTCAATCCCCGGACGTTTATACGAGCCCCGGTTGCCACTGTCTACGGAGCAGACCAGTCGAACAGACTGTTCGGAGCCGGCTTGAACTCGACGGTGACTTCGGCACGCTCGTTCAGCGTTGCGCTCGGCGGGTACTGGAAGCACACCGCGGTGCCCCCGTACCACGGGTTGGAGCCTGACGTGCCTGCGTCCGAGTCGGGCTGGACGATGATCGGGAAGGATGAGCCGCCCTCGTACAAGGGCCAGATCGTCGCGTGGACCGATCCGGAGGCGAAGTCCTCGAGAAACTGAACGGTGATCGTCTGGTCCTGGGAACCGGGCAGGAACTCCTTCCTACCTGTGGGACTAAAACCAGAGACGTCCACCTGTTCCTTCTCGTCACTGATCTGGACATCGAAGGCGTGATCGGAGAGTGTGACTCCGTTGATCACGACCTTCCAGTCCGTCGAGATGAACTTGGGCATTCCGACTCCTTTCGAGCCGTTGGGTTATACCGCCGCGAGTAGCTCCCGGGCGCGGGCTTCATAGAGAGCCCTGTTGGCGTACGTCGCTGCTAGCACAGCCGGCTCGGTATACGGACCAGCAGTGGCATTCTGAAGGTGCTTGAGACCTGGGTTGATATTCCGGAGGGTCATCCCCGCCGCTCGTGCCTCTAGGCACAGGAGGTTGTCCGAGTAGTACGCCGGCTCCTCCATCGCTGCGAATCCGCCTAGCTCTAGCAAGTCATCGCGCATCCCAGCCAGACACCAGCCGTCGATATACGGCATTCTGGCTGCGCCTACGTCTGCGTGGCGGCCTGAACGCAGGGGGCCGACTAGAACACCTGGCTCCAGAGCGTTGCGGATCTCCTCGAGCCAGTACGGATCGGTCATCTCGATGTCGTTGTTCAGAAACAGCACGGCGTCGGTCTCCGCGCACTCCAGCCCGACGTTACTCCCCCCGACGAAACCCAGGTTCTCCGACATCTGGATAGTGCCGAACGGGAGCGGAGGCGTAGATCCGTTGTCGACCACCAGGACGTAGTCCCCCTCTCGCTTGACGGCTACAGCTTCAAAGTAGTCCTCGGCTAGCTCTACGTGATCGTGCCAGGGAGTCACGACGGCGATGGTCAAGGGATCACTGAGCTCCGGTCGGATCGTAGAGATGATCTCGTTCCGCCAGACCACGCCGCCCATCTGCTCGACGGTCTCCTTGATGAACGTGTAGTCGCCACCCGGCTCCTTGAGACCAGGCACGTGAGGTGTCCAGGAGCCGAACTGCTCCGGTTGGTTCGGCACAACGTACATCTGCGTCGAGACGTTTCCGAACCGAATCTCTCGGTCACGCCACAGGAGCCCGTGCGCGTAGTGATCCATCCTGAAGATCACGGGGACATCGCACGCTGCATCTCGCATCAGCTGGACGGCTCCAGGGTTGAACACGTCATCGTCATCCATGAACGCTAGGTGCGTTCCCGTGGCTATCTGCATGCCAGATACTCGCCCGGCATGGCCCCCAGTGACTCCGTAGCGTCCGCGCACCAGGATGGCGTTCGGCGGTAGCTCGCAGGGCAGATACCTGCAACCTCGAGAGGTATCCAGCACGATGATGATCTCGTCCGCGTCCGCGCACGATGCCAGAGTCCGAGCTAGCGAGTCCCGGCCCAAGGTCGGGATCACGATGGAGAGTTTCACACCCATACGACGCCGATCCCGCACGGACCCTCATTGCCCGGCAAGGTCTCGTTGTGGCATATCTCGATCCACCTGCGCGGCCCCTGCTTGATCATCGTCCACAGTTCTGAGACGCCGTACCCAGGTCTCGGCAGAATGTCGTGGAAGGCGACAGCTCCACCGTTCACGACCATCTGGCCGTAGTTCACCCAGTCAGCCTCTACCGACGCGAAGGTGTGGTCAGCATCGATGAACACGAAGTCGTACGGACCCAGCTCTTGCGCCTTCTCGACGATCTCTGGGTCGTGCGAATCTCCCTGAAGCTGATCCAGCGTCGTACCGAAAACGTTAGCCCAGAGCATCAGAGTCTCCGGGTCACGCATCTGATCATCGACAGCGACAACGTGGTCGGCCAACTTGATCCAGAATCTGAGCGTACCCCCGAACATCGTCCCGACCTCTAGGATTGCGCGCGGATCTAGATCGCCGACGACACTTAGAAGCTGCTCAAACTCCCAGGGGTTCTGGTACATCTCAGTCACGCGACAGCCTCACTGACGAACTGAAACTCCTCTGCGGAGAACACGGCGTGCAGGAGAGCCTGGAAGGTCTCCTCGATGCCGTTGCCGCAGACGTTCGGGATGTGTCCGTGCCAGTGATCGGGATTCAGACCCATCGCTGACTCTTCGTAAGTCACGAAGCTGGCTAGACCCTCTGGTCTGTCCTCTCGTGACCAGTGATCGGCGACCCACCATCCGTTGTCTCTGAGTGCGAGGTAGGTACCCGAGCTGATCTGCCAGCCCGGGGCTTTGAAACCTTTGACGAACTTGTCCGGCTTCGACTCGATCATCTCGACTGCTCGGTCGTAGGACCAGTCGAAGCACTCCATCGGACTCGTGTGCATCCAGCCGTGGACCGCGAGTTCGCACCAGTCTGGAACCTCGTCCCAGAACTCCACAGTGCCCTTCCCCGGGATCGCGAAGAGCGTGCACTTGAACTTTGGGTTGGTATCCTTGAGCCTGAAAAGTAAATCCAGCCGGTTGGTCTCGATGCAGAAGTCATCGAAGTCAACGATCATCGGCGCTGGTAGAGGAAGATGTTGTCACGGTACCAGGGCGAGACACGGGGATCTTGGATCATCGGCCGAATCGCATCGAGGACTGCGAATCCGTAGCTGTCCAGCATCTGGTGCCAGTACTCGTGAGGCTGGCAGTTGATATGCCCGATGCCCTCCTGCCCCACGACAGCGGCGCTGAACACGATCGTGTCCGTGTGCCGAGTCATCGTCTGGCAGTAGATCTGCGCAGACTGCTCGGGCAGGTGCTCGCCGACCTCCAGACTCAGCACCACGTCATACGTGCGCTCTAGGTCGAGCGGCTTCGTAAGATCGTGGTTCAGAAAATGAACTCCCTCTGGAGCGGCGATGTCTACTCCGAGTGAGTCATCGAGTCCGAAGGCCTCTAGCCACTCGCCCTTGCCGCACCCGATGTCGAGAAGTGACCGCGGGCTGAGCAGATCTTGAAGTCTGGGAACAACTACGGACGCAGAAGCCACGACCGTAGGAGAGCGCCCCTCGAAGAATGAGTCACCGTAGAGACTCACAGGCTCGGCTTGCCCTCTGCCAGCGTCCTCTGGAAGTACTCAGGAAACCGAGCGTGCTGTCCGCTCGTGGTCTCGTAGTGGTTCGCCGTCAATCCCTTGACGTAGCCGCAGCGTCCGCCTGTCTTACGGTAGGCGTGACAGATGCTGGAGTCATCTAGACCCCACAGCGGCCCGTCCGTAGGATAGCGGTAGGAGTCGTACCATTTTCCCGGCACCGAGAGGAATATGCCGCCGATCTGCGGGATGTCTTCGATGGTGCGATCGGCGATGTTGAATGTCCCCGTCGCCTGAGGAGGATTGTTGAGTCCCAGGATCCTCGGAGAGAGGATCGCGTTCCCTGCCAGGGTGAGCTCCGCGACAGTTCGGAGCGTATCGGGCTCGGTCAGCTCGCAGTCGTTGTCGAACTTGACGATGACGTCGAAGTCCTCTTCCCACTCGTCCATCTTGTCGAGGACAAAGTTCATCCCGCCGGAGATACCCAGGTTTTCGTCGCGAAGGAACGCAGCCTGAATGCCAGCAAAGTTGAGTTCGTCTGTCAACCACTGCGGGGTGTAGTCGCGCGATCCGTTATCGAGTACCCAGTGCTCGAACTCGCATCCCGCGTTCTCTCTGAGTTTTCGGAAGCACGGCTGGGTGTACTCCAGCCGGTCTCGGGTCAGTGTGATGACGAGGATCCTCACCGGGACACCAGCGCGAGACAGATGAATCCTGCGATCACGACAGCGGCGATCAGATAGACCCAGAACGGAGACTCCGGCGGATGCTTGCGATAACTCATGCCTTCGCCGCCCGTTCTCGGGCCCTTCTCACCTGTCGCGACTCAACTCCGGGTAGAGGGCCGACCTCGGTAGGTCTGTCCAGCTCCTCTAAGATCGGCTTCCAGTAGATTTCGGCGACCCGGTCTGCGTCATAGGTCTGCGCAAACTCAACCGCGTTGTCGCGAATCTTCTGGTCGCCTCTGGCTTCGTAAGCCTCTTCCAGCCTGTCAATGATCGACTGAACGGACGGCATGATGGCGAATCCCATCTGAGCTCCGTCCCACCATCTGTCGCCAGACACGAGCCACTGGCTCTGCGAGAGTTCGGGCATCGACGAGTGGTCCGACACGATCACCGGAGTCCCACAGGCCTGCGCCTCGATGATCGGGATTCCGAAGCCTTCCGACATCGATGGATTCAGCAGTACGTCGAAGGCGTTCATCAGACCAGCGACGAAGTTGTTATCCATCACGTGGAGGTGCCACGCAACGTCTGGCGGGAATGCTAGGCGATCCTCCGGGATACCGACCGCTCTAGCTAGGAGAGTCAGGTCGATACCGGGAGCCGCCGGCGTGGCTTGTGTATGGCAGTAGAGGTAGGCGTCCTTGTGCCGCGCGGCGAACGTAGCGAAGGCGTCGAACGCCTGTGGGAAGGATTTCCGACAAGCGTGCTGTGACCAACCCCTGTTCGCGCCGACCATGCCAACGATGAACGCGTCATCGGGCATCTCTAGGACTCTGCGATCCTCTACCCGCTGCTCCGGAGAGTGCGGCTTGAAGATATTCGTGTCTACCCCGTGCGGCGCGTACAGCGGATCCAGACCCGACTTCTTAAGCCAGTGCTCGCCGAACCTCGACATCGCGATAGGGCGCACGTTGTCGTGCTTCAGCACCGCGATGACTTTGATCGGCGGCGGCCACTCATCGATCGGTACCCAGATAGCCATCTTGAGTTTGTCGTCCCACTTGTCCGGCTCCATAACCCAGGAGTCGTACAGCGTGATGACCCAGTCTGCCTTCCAGTGACGCCAGAAGGTTGAGATGGTGGAGTTGTAGTTCTGGGCACTGAACACAGGCATGCCGTTCCAGAACGTGGTCGTGCCCTGGATACCGAAGTTCGCTGCTATCGCGACCTCGTGCCCGAAGTCTCTGATTCTCGGTGCGAACAGCGCTGTCTGCTCGCCGTAGCCCGATGCAACCATCGGACTGTTGGAACCCCAGATGATACGAATGAGAATCCTCCCGTGTGTGTG